AACCAGAAACATAAGCATCTTTTATGTATTGGTTTGTTCTTAATGCTTCGTTTAAATTATCTTCAGTAAAATTCAAACCACTTTGGTTTGCTTGTTCAATAAAGAAAGCTGAATAACCTTTTTCTAATGTGGTATATGAATTTCTTCCACTAGTAAATCCTGCTGCTGTTGATAAACTAAGTCTAGCACCCATAATACTAGCTGAAGCATCAAGAGTTGACATGTTTACTGATGAAGACATTTTAATAATTTCTGGATTTGATTTACCAGAATATTTAGCAAGATATCTCATTGTTCTTAGTCTACTCATACCAGCTTCACTAATATCTTTGCCTTGCTTTTGTAATGCTAGTAATTGATTTTCATTTAGTTGTGGTAACATATTAAGAGTAAAGTCTACTACTCTTGGGTTTAATGTTCCAATATTTCCAGTAGAGGCTACTTGTTGAGCTGCTTTCATAACTGGATCTGGAATATAATTACCAGCTTGTGGTATGTATTGTTCTACATAAGAAGCATCTAGAGTTTTTCTAAAAGTTTCTGGTTGTTCTAATAGTCTTCTTGAATCAACTAAAACAGCCGTACCAGTTTTTTCATCAATAGACCACCCATTGTTAAAATCTATTCCATAGGCTTGTCCTTGATCTATTGGTATTGTTATTACTCTATTGTCTGGTGTATTTTGTAAAGCTGTTGTATTAAAAGCATTTATTTCTTTTTCAGATGCAATACCACCACTCATTATTCTAGCATAACCTTCAGCGTTTTCTTGCTGCTGTCTTAAAGTTAATAAAGCATCTCTTTGAACTCTTTCTCCAGCTTCAGCTAATGATTTATATCCTCTACGAGCACCATCAATTACACTAAACCATCTAGATCCCATTCCATCAAAGCTAAAACTAGGGTCAAAAATAGAAGTTTTAAATCCAAAAATATTATCAATTTTGTTTTTTAAATCACTTTTATTTTTTTCATATGTATTAATAATATTACCAATATCGTTTGGTTCATTATTTACTAAATCACCAAAGGAACTTGATCCTTGTTCTTTTTGATTTGTATAACTATCATATATTTTTGTTTCGGAGTCATAAATAGCATCTGCTATTTCTGCACCTTTTTTTTCAATTTGATAGTCTAAAACTCTTGGTAAAATATTACCAGCTACTTCGAATGCTTTAGCACCAATAGCGTACCAATCCATTCCAGTATTAATCCCACCAACCATTTCTCTTGGATTTGGCATAGATACTTCACCCTCTTGTACAAATGGTGTTGGTACTATTGCTGTTTGAGTTAGTGGTGGATTAATATCAACAATAGCAGGACTAATTAATAGTTGTTCAGGGGTTGGTGGCATTAGTGTCTTCTCCTAATAAATCTTTATATTGAGATAAAGCCATATATAATGTTTTAATTAAATCATCTTGTGTTTTTACTCTACCGGATTCTATTTCACCCTGCATACCCTTTGTAATTAGTGAAGTATATTCTGGTTTAGCAAACATACTAAAAGCTTCATTCCATTTATCTGGTGTTAGTGCTCCTGTTTCTAATAAACCCAAAGCAACACCTTCTGATGTTTTATTGTCTAAATTAATTTTTGTTCTTTGTTTATTTAAATTACCGCTTACATACTTTTTAATAAACTCTGGAGCTAACTCATCAATAATCAGTTGTTCGTCAATAGACGGAGCACCATAAATATCGTTTGGAAATACTTGATTTCTATCATTTAAATCAAACGCTGGAACAAAAGAACCATTTTTATCAGCAACTCCAAATCTTCCATTAATAGAATCAGCCACATCCATTAAGTTCATTTTTTCTAGTTTTAGAAGATCATCTATATGGGCTTCTTCTGGTACATCTGGATCTAACTCTTTATTAGCTAAATTAGATAATCTACTAACTAGGTTGTCACGATAAACTAACTTTGATTTGTTTAGATTTGTTTCTGCGTTTCTAGTTGAAAAGTTTTGTAAATCATCTTTAAACTCTTCTACTAACCACTTAGGCCATCTGGATACTTTATCTCTTAAATAATATTCTTTTTCTGTTGGTGAATTTAGATTATTTAATTCTACTTCTGTTTTTTTAATCAAAGATTCTTTTGCTTTTGTTGTATCTACTGGATTTAAATCTAAATACTTAGACCAATAATATTCTTTAAAGTCTTCTGTAGGAAACTTAAAATTTTTTGTAGCTTCTACCCAAGTTTCAAAAATTTTTTCTTGATTATTTGGATACATTTTTTTAACTTCTGTTTCAATTTTATTTAGTTTTTCTTTTAGTTTTTTTGAGTTTAGTTTTGTTGATATATCATAACTAGACTCTCCACTATATTGATTTCCAGAAGCTATTTGTTGTAGTTTATTTAGTTTATCGGTATTCATATATTTTTTCTTATCCAATTATAGGACCAACAAAGTTAGAACCACCGGGTGTTGTATAACTTTCTACCCCACCTCCACCACCACTACCCTGACCATATAATAGAGCACCAGTAATACCAGCTTGTAATCCATTTAAACCAGCTACAGCTAAAACATTACCAATAGATCCTTGCTCAACCATTCCAGCATAACCGGGCATAAATGTTTGAAATTCTGAATAATTAAAATCTCTTTGAGCTAATCTATTTTGATATGTTGTTTCAATATCACGCATTTTATTCATTTTATTTATTCTTAAATTAGCCATATTAGCTGTTGCGTTTTGTAGGTTTTGTCTTAATAAAGCTCTAGCTGTTCCAGAAGATGAAGAAATATTTCTACCAGATACGCTAGATAAAAGAGCTGAGTTTACTTGGTTTGTTTGTTTACTAAACTGTCCTTTAGCGTTATCATATCCAAGTTTAGTATATACTTCTTGAATAGCTCTATCTGTAATTGCAACTTGTTCAATTTTTTTATTATTTATGGCTTTAGTTAGATTAGCTTTTTCTATGTTTCTATTATTAGCATTTACTTGCCATTGTCTTTGGAAGTTTGCGTTTTGTGCTACTAACTGTTGTTGCATAGCTTGAGCTTGTGCTTGACTTCTAGCTCCTAAGCCACCAAGAAGACTACTACCCAAAGCCATTCCACCTAAAATACCGCCAATTACTACTGCCATTTAAGACCTCTTTCTAAAAAATTTAGAACATCGTCTATTTTTTCATTTAATTCTTCTGTGTAAACCCAAAAGATTTTATCTTTGTTTATTTGATTTAACCAATCTATTAAACCATTTGTTGTATTAGTATATATTTCTTCAACTGTTTCATTATTATAAAATGTTCTACAAAGGGGTAGTGTTAACTCATCCTGCAAAACTTTATACATACTTTCAAACTGCTTTACTTTATTTTGTCTTTCAATAACAACTATATGGTTTATATAATCTTTATTTATATATTGTAAACAATTAAACCAAAGTTTACATATTGAATTATTTAGTTTACTATTAGATAATAAATTTGTTAATTTAAATGGATCAATATCCCAATATCCGTTTGGATTATGTTTTTCAACCGTTAATCCAGTTATAAATTTTTCACCTATTATTGGCAATCCTTTTTCTTTTGCTTTTTGCATAACAAAAGAAGTTCCAGTTCTTTGACCAAAACCAGTTACTACATTTATATTCATTTAAACCTTCTTTTTAGAATACTTGGATATTGATTTTTATTATATTGATCACTACCATTTAATAAAATAGCTCCACTTACTCGTTCTCCAAGTAACCCTAAAGCTCGTTTATTAGACATCCAATCTTTTATTTGTTTCTTGTATTCATCTTGTTTATTCTTTTCAATCTGAGAATCAGCATCAATTGATAAAGAATCTTGCCAATAAGCAACAGCACTAGCAAGAATATCAACCCTATCGTCATGTTTAAGACTACCGCGTTTTTCGGTAATTCTAGTTATTTGTTTTTGATTCTCAGGATCTTTAATAGCTTTTGTATTAAAGATTAGTTTATGAACAGCCATTATTGGTTCTAAGGTTCTAATAATTCTAGTTTCTTTAGCACCAGATACTTTAAAGTCTTCAATAGATACTTGTCCACAAACATCTGATACGACTGGTCTTAATAGATTGCAATACATAGCATCACCAAAGTTAGCTTCAACACGAATTAAATTAATATCATATTGATAAGCTAACTTAGCAATTTTCTTTAATAAGGCTTCTTCGTATCCTCCTTGCAAACCAAGCAATTCATGTACGATGACATAGCCATTAACAAATGATGCAATGCAAATAGCTGTTTCGTCTGATCCGCGACCACTAGGGTCAACAAACATGGCAGTCTGCATATACGGTATAAAATTAGGGCTAATCCATTGTGGTTCATATAAAAGATCTCCGCTGATACCATAAGATTCTATTTTCTTAACAGTACGCTTTTCCCAAATAATCTTTTCAGGGAATAATTCAGGATTAACATCTATAACAATTAAATCTTCTAACTTAAGGGGATACTTAGCTCTATCACTAAGAGTAGGATCTAATTTGTAGTGTAAAGAGAATAATCTAGGACCAATCTTAGCTTCTCTAGACTTAAGGACATCTAAAGGGAATCTCTCTGGTTGTGTTGATTCTCCTACTTCTAGGTCCAACTTTAGGATGTATTCAGAACAATTATCTATTTCACCGGGAATTTCTGGATTAGGCATAACCGCAGGAAATTTAATAATTGGATATGAATTAGCTAGTTTCATATAAATACTATCAGTTGATTGGAAAGTACCAAGAATACGAATACAACCATCTGGAGTATTATTTCTAATTTGTTCTAACTCTGCTAATTTATTTATAAGTTTATCTCTTGCTGAAGGAGTATCTGCATTTTCTTCAATCTCAACATCGTCTGCAATAATATCATCAGCGTGGCTACCAGTTATCTGACCTGTAATACCTTTAGCATAACAAGACAAATCCTGACCATATACTTTACGACAACCAACATTAAAACCGAATGCATTATCTTTATCAGACTCTTTTGGTTTTAGGTGTTCACAATAAGGAACAACATCTAAAATCTTTCTTACTTGTGAGATGAATTTAATGGCACGATCTTGAGTTGCAGATATAACCATAATAGTTCTATCTGGATTTGTCAGTAATCTCCAGCTAGCATAGCAAGCGTTGATTACAGATTTACCAGCACCACGACCAGCCTGTAACTGGAAGTCCTTTGGTCCTGTTTGCATTGTTTCTGCCATAGCATATTGAATTGGTGTTGGTTCTCCTAATCCAAGATACTTAAAACAAGCCCATAGGTGGTTTCTAAAATCATCAATCATTTCTTGTGGTGCGTGCATACAACCTCCAAAAAGAGGAACTTTAACTTCTACTTATTATCGGACTAATAGGATCTACTAGGTGTTCCCTAGTAGACCCCCAAAGGTAGCGAAGTCCGCATTATCCAGCGGACGCTTTGAACTTAAATGGAGCCTTGGATGCCATCTTAGCTTCTAACTCATCCAAGGTATCTTTTGAGATACCATCCAGTACCTCTCTATTGTCGTTTATAAGCCCTCTAATGACCGTATAAAGCCCCGGAGTGCATCGGGTGGGGTCATCTAGGTCTAAGAGCAACTGGCTCAGTAAACGGTCATTAAGGCGTTTAATGAGATCCTTGTTATCGGACATATTTAGCCTTTGATCCAACTCTTGATTTTTTCAAGACTTACGATATGACCACCAATATAACCAGCTACGAATAGAAAACAACCAAACCAAATATTACCTAAAAATGATGCCATATTTATTCTCCTTCAATAAAAGATTTATTTACATAAGACCATCCAGTACTAACTGGAGAATCTTCAGAAAGTTCTACTAATTCAAAGTTTCCACCTAAATCAATAAAACCAATAATAACATTTATTACTTTATTTGTTTCTTTATTTATTACTGCATATCTCATATTAATGTGATTATTTTACAATAACCATTTCCTCCTCTTCCTCCAGAACCTCCTGTTGAGGTTCCTCCACCTGTGTTTACACAAGCTCCCCCTCCACCACCACCGCCTCCTCTATAGCCAGAACCACCAGCTCCACCAGATAAAGCACCAGCGGATGAGTTAGATCTAGCTCCTCCACCACCTCCACCATATCCAGCACCTTCTTGAAAGTTAAATAGAAGATTATCGTTGGTATAACCAGTAGAACCATAGTATTGGCTTGTAGCGATATCCCAAGGAGCTGAACCACCGTCAATATAAGTTGTGCTTGTATCTGGGAATGTTCCAGCAGTACCAGCTGTTCCATTGGCATTGCCAGCTCTTCCACCACCGCCACCACCAGATGTATCTGGATTTGATCCCAGAGCACCCTGAGCACCGTTATAGGCTGTTCCTGATGTAACTGCAATACCACCTCCACCACCCCCACCGGGTCCAGTAAGACCGGGAATTGAGGCATTTGTTGCGTTTGCAGTAACAGAAGATGCGCCACCAGCTCCAGAAGCAAGTCCATTAAATCCTCTAGTTGCTCCTCCGGCAGCGGCAGCAGAACCACCTCCAGCACCTCCTAATCCAGCTCTTGCATAAAATCCGTATACAGTTGGGTTATTAAAGATAGTAGAAAATCCGGGAGGTCTACCAAATACACTTTCACCACCAGCCCCTCCAACAGAACCGTTAGATGTTGAACCACCAGCACCAACAGTTCCACCAGCACCTATGATAATTTCACATAAGTCAGGAAGAAAGGATGCTGGATAGAACATCCATCCACCAGAACCACCAGAACCACCACCTCCTCCAGAGGCTGCTGTTGTTGCGTTAATAGCTCCCCTACC